GATATGTACTTGCCGACGCACGGGATCATCGGACGATTGCTACATTGTGCGATCAGCACAGTCCTGCAAAAGCTTGTGGCGAATATTTAATGATGGATACGGCCAGCCAGGATTACTTCTTCGAGTATTTGAAAAAGGAACAGTCGGATTGGTTGGACAACTATTTAGAATGCTAACAGTGAGGGCATCACAATGAAAACGAATACAGTAAAAGTTGGCGACACAATCATCCTGCAGAAATGCAAGCACAAGTGGATGAACGGTGTCTCGGTAGTTGTGACCGAGACTACTTATCCAATGCCTGCCGGGCCATATGCCGGTGAGTACATGGATGAAGACGAAGGCCGTAAGTTTGGAGTTTGCTTCGGTCCTGAAAATATTAAACAGTGAGGGCATCACAATGGCACAGTTTAAAAACACATACAAACCGCGCTACACGGTCCACGAGCATTTAACACGCTACGAGTGGATCGTTGCGGACAGCAAGTACCATGGCAGCAACGGCAACAGGACATTTAATACTGAGGCCGCTGCTAAAATTTACGCCGATGCGGAAAACCAGAAAGAGTTTTACAAGCACGACCGCGGCATGATGATGGGCGGCGTTACATTCGACAGCAAGTGAGGGAGATCGACATGAAGAAAGTAATTACAGCAAGCGTCACGTATGTGATACAGGATCGCACCGATCCCAATGACGAGGTCCGGCAATTATTTCGAACGCCTGGCAAGCCGTTCGAATTGCTGGATTCGGATAACATTCGATACGGCTTTGTGGATTCGGTTGAGGAGGCCGAAGAAAACGTCCGCGAATTTATTGTGGATGCACTCGGTCTGTCGGGCGGCGTAGCACTCGGAGTGGTTAACGTAGTGACTTCGGAGTGATCGCACCAAGCACATTGTTTCGGCAGTGTGCTTGTTGGGAATCATCCCATAACAAAGTGAGGGCATCACAATGAAACTTGTAACAGCAAAGATCGTGGCCGACATACAGGCCTTACAGCATGCCTTGTATCAAATGCATACTCGGCTTGATGAGACTGTCTCAGATTTGGATGAGAGGTACAGCGACAATCTCAAGGACAAGTGGCAAGGTGCAACAACGGCCGAGCTAAATATGCAACGTGAAGTTTGTACAGAGCTTGAGTGCATTGGCCACTCGTTACAGACCTTGCAAGGCATGGCGAGTCATGCGGCCGATGATGCATGGCATCTTAATCATAGCGAATCCAGCTCATTTGAACATCGGATTCTTAACCGTTCGGCAAAGTGAGGGCATCACAATGAAAATGACAGCAGATAAAATTAGGAAGCTTGTAACCGACACAATCGTGGCGGCGCTTGAAGCAGGCACGAACCCATGGCAGCGACCGTGGACTGGCACAGCTGGATCCGCTATGCCGCATAACTGCATTACCGGACATGAGTATCGGGGCATCAACGTGCCGTACTTGTGGGTCGTGCAGGATGCTAAGGGATACAGCACAGCACAGTGGTTGACGTTTAAACAGTGTAAGAAAGCTGGCGGCCACGTGCGGAAGGGTGAGAAGTCGACCATGGTAGTTTTTACCAAGCCGATCTTTATCAAGGACGACAACGACCCAGGTAACGAGGAAAAGAAGCGCAAGATTTTCATGCTGCGGACCTTCCCCGTGTTTAACATCGAGCAGACGGAAGACGCGAAGCTGCCGAAGCGTGAACAGCCGATGGAAGAGGACGACATTGTGCCTGCCGATGAGCTTATCATCGACAATACGTTGTCGTTTATGAAGGACGCCGGAGCCACTGTCAAGTTTAATGGTGGCCGCGCGTTCTACGCTCCGACTACAGACCACATTGAAGTGCCGAAACCGGAGCGGTTTAAATCGGCAGAGGGCTTCGCAGCAACAGGTCTGCATGAGCTTGTGCATTGGACCGGACACAAGGATCGACTAGCCCGAGTAGGCATTACGGGCTTCACCTCGTTTGGTTCTGAGGACTATGCATTTGAGGAACTGGTGGCAGAGATTGGCGCCGCGATGCTGTGTAACATACACGGTGTCAGTTCTGAGATGCCGAACCACGCAAGTTATGTCCAATCCTGGATCAAAGCTTTGAAAAACGACCACAGCTTAATCTTTAAGGCCTCCCGCCTTAGTGCATTCGCTGTGGAATTTCTTATTCCGGAACTCGCTGAGAAGCGGAAGAAGGAACAGGAAGAGTATCAGGAGGCCGCATAGGGCGGTCTCACTTGTGAGGGTAATATCATGGGATTTAGATTAAGCGAAGCGGCACTGAAGAAAGTAGCCGAGGACATAGCGCCGCATGTTGGCGACGTTATAGAGAGGGATGGCCAGCTGTCGATGAAGTCGATTGCGGCACTCGCTAAAGAGCATGCAGAGCACAGCATCTCTTCGGAGAGGTCCTGCAGGATAGTTGACGAGTATCTTTGCTCGCAAATTGAGGAGCCTATTATGACAGCAACAAGCAAAACCAACCCGACCGACCCTGCCGCAACTGATTACACGTGGCTGACAAAAGACTATGCCACAACCAAAGCGGGTAGGCTTTCGGACGGCAGGGATGTCTGCTATATCGAAGACTTGCAGACATTTTTGGAGCCGGACGAAGCAATCAGCCTTGGGACTGACCTACTCCGGTGGGCCCAGTTTATCAAAGAATGTGCAGACGAGAGGGAAGCGGTTGAGATAGAGGCAGGTTTCCTGAGGAAGAGACAGGCCGAGTGATCGCACCAAGCCCGTTCTAACGAGCGGGCTTGTTGGGAATCATCCCATAACGTATAGTGAGGGCATCATTATGAAATACCGAGTAGGAACGTTTAGAGAGGCCGGGCTGGAAGCTCGTTGGACAAAACGTGGATCAGGTCAGCCAGTAATTGTGGCGCGGGATCCGAAAGGCATGGACAAACATCAGCGAGAGACATGGTATGTTGTCGACCGCGATATGTTTGAGAACATGAGGAAGCATGGCATCCGCGTCGGTTTTGATAACTGTACGGCTCTGGCCGATATCTTTAGCATCCCGATGCGATAGGAGAACGACATGGCAGACCATTCATTTTGTCAAGCATTACTGAGGACGGTTCGGCAATCCTTAACTCGCGAGCAGCAGAAGCGTTTGAAGGGTGCCTGGTCCTATATGTATGACAGGCAGGGCGAGTTCCAAGTACCGAGCGAAGAATTTTATTGGCACGGCTCGGCGCATTGTTCTTGGGATGCTAGGCAGCAGGGTATAGCGGCCTGGTTACATCAAAACTATCCAGAAGATGAAAAGTGAGGGCACCATTATGAGCACACAACGAGTTACAATTTATCGCGACGGCCAAATCTATCGGCAGATTAACAAGCCGTGTTTGAAGTCGGCCATGAAGTTCGCGGCACACGAGCTCGGCAAGGCAGTCGAGCATCTCACGTTGGACAAGAAGTTCGACGTTAATTTGAACACGGCCTTCCTAACAAGGACTGAGTGGACGGCTACTGTTATGGTGACAGACGATGAGCTGTTTGGCATAACTGTTGAAAAGCTGAAGTAGGAGAAAGCTATGACAGTAAACACCAAGCAGATTACTAGGGCACTTGTTCTCGAGCTGATGGCCGAGGATGGGTTCGGCCCTGACGAGGTGCTTCAATTTTCCAAGGAATATGCGAAGCAATTGACAGGCAACACAAGCCCGACGGCGGTCGCTATTGTAGAGCGGCATGCTAGAGGAATAATCAGAGAAGCCAAAGTGAGGGCATCACAATGAGTAGTATTCAAATAGAAACTGGAAGCGAAGGCCCAACGCATGATCCTTATGCTTGGGAGGAAATAACTGTCTGCAGGCCGAACGGTACTGAGGTTACAATACACTACGGCCTTGACAATTGGGTGCGAGTTGACGAAGGCGAGAAGCTTAGGCCTGAGTGGGATGATGCAAAGTTACAGCAGGATCTGGATAGCATCGACCGCGTGTTCGAAACGCATGCTGGCTGTACTCCTGCGGTGGCTCACAAGGCCTACCAACGAGTGCAGTATATGTGTAAGAAGTGCGGAGTCTCGGACCTGGACGAGGTTGGTGGGATGCCAGGCGAGACTATGAATGTTTGCCGCCAGTGCGGCAATGTTGTAAGTGTCGATTTTAATCTGTCGGCAATAATCTGATGAGGGCAATTACTATGAAAGCTTTACCTGAAAAATTTACAACCTGGCCGCAACACTTGACCTTTGCTCAAAGCGAATTGACGGAGCATACGTTCCACCATGTCGTTGTAAAGGGCGAGCATTGGCTATGGGCAGCCGACGTTGAGAACTCGGCTGACTTTGTATATGCAGGATCGGACAGGCGCTCGGAGGCCGGTCGCGGGATGGGAGGTGCGGCTTGTACATTCAAGTTGGTCGATGGAGGTGTCGTGGTACTATACGGGCCCTTCAAATGTGCGCCTAGTTATTTGAAGGCGGCTGCCGGAATTGATTTGTCGAGTCGGCATTATACGAGAGGCGTCATTGCCTTTGCATATGCTATGTCTAAGGAAGGTGGCAGCTACTTTCAGCGCAAGGACTTCACGGACCTGTTGCACCTCGATGAAGATTGGACACTAGGAACGTTTGATCGGATTGAGGAATTGGCGCAGGAAATTGCCAACAGGGAAGGCAGGAAAGTTTATTATCACAGCCAGTCTAGCGGTGGTTCTACGGCGGCCTGGCAGCACCCTGAGGAGGGCGAAGCATGAGGACAAGTAAATCGAAAGTGATCAGCAAACCGGAGGAATACAGATTCCGCAGTAGCATTGAAGGTTGTATTCCAGATCTCCTGGAGGCCGACGACAGATTGTCAGACCCCTGTCCGGCCGACTACAGGGACAATCTCCGCGACTACGTTGCAGACAGGGCTTATGACACGTTTCCGAACGTACCTGCCGCAGACAGGACGACGTTGATCGACAGTGTCACGGATTACTTCTGCGGGAAGGAGGACAAGGTAGAGGAAGGTCCGATCCTGCTGAGTGAAATGTTTCCCTTGGGAGTGGATAATGACTAAGCTCAAACTGGAACTGTCGCAGTACTATGAGGAGGCACAGTGGCCGATGATTCGACATCCATTGGTTTATGCTGTGCCGTTTTTTGACACGCCGGAGGAAGCGGTACGTCTCAATCGGATGCTGGAGCAGAAGCAAGCGGCACTTAAGAAGGCTGAGGCCGAGCATCACTGGAGTACCTATGTATTCCTGCACGAGCGACCCTGGCGTGTTCACGCCTTCCTGCAGATCCATGCTGCTATGGTGGACTCAGTCTACTGGCCGTTGCTACGGGAGATATGGGTGGATTCGGAAAACATCTACGCCAACCACATGGACTGGTGGGAACTGTTGACAGTGCCGCGGTCAAAGCGGCGCCTGTTTATGGATGTTGAAGAGCGCAAGGCCTTCGACAAATTGCCGGAGTCGTTTCATGTGTACCGCGGCACCACGGCAGTAGAAAGAGAAGGATCCTACTTGGGGTTCTCATGGACGTTGGATAAAGGTCGCGCCGCTTGGTTTGCGACACGTTTCGAGAGACCCGGTAGAGGAGGACCTGTATTGGCCTCCACTGAGGTAAACAAGAAAGATTGTATCGGCCTTATCGCTTCGCGAAATGAGGAGGAGATTGTTATTCCGAATCATCGAACGGAGCATATTGTATGGGAGGACCTGTAAGCAAGACGCACAAATGGAGCGTATAGCTCTAAACTGAATGTGGGCAAACAACTTGGAGATAAATATTATGACCACACGAAAGAAAGCAAGCAAGAAGAAGGCCGCTGTTAGGGCCATGACGCAGAGTGCTGTCATTAAGGAAGTGGCAGAGTTTTGTGAGTTAACAAGGCAGCAAGTGAAGGATGTGCTTTTGACTCTAGCCGAACTGGCGGAACGGGAATTGAATCCCCGGTCTCGAGTGGCCCCTGGGAAGATGCTTATCCCAGGTATCTGCCGTCTTGTTGCAAAGAAGAAGCCTGCTAGGAAGGCTCGGCCGGGTAGGAATCCGTTCACCGGTGAGGAGATGATGTTTAAGGCCAAGCCGGCTACAACCGCAATTCGCATCCAGCCGGTCAAGGCTCTGAAAGATGCAGTAGCGGGTAACAAGTAAGGGTGTCACAACTTGGAGAAGGATTATGGCAGCACAGAAAAAAGTAAGCAAGAAGAAGGCCGCGAGGAAGGGCCCGGACAATACCGACAAGGGCATGGAGAAGCTTGCGAAGAACCTTAAGAAGGGTGCGAAGAAAGTAAGCAAGAAGAAGGCCACGGTAAAGAAAAAGGTCAGTAAGAAGAAAGCACTGTCGAAGGCGGCGGTAGCTAGAGCAGAGAAGGCCGCGACTAAAAAGGTCGAGCAGAAGATTGTCGGCAAGGTAGTGGTCGGCAAGCGGTCGATGTTAATGCTCAACCCGAAGAACATTGTCATTAGAGAGGGGTTCAACCCTCGCATTGACAAGGGTGACATTGTTGAGCTGGCCAAGTCGATTAAGGTCAACGGAGTGCAGCAGCCGATCAAAGTCAAAAAAGTCGGCAAGCATTACGAGTTGGTGGATGGCGAGCGTCGTTTGCGCGCGGTCCTCAAGCTAGGCCTCGATGCCATTCCTGCATTACCGGACGAGGGCAAGAAGACTGACGAGGACTTGCTTAACCTTGCGCTGATAATGAACGACACCAAGCCACTCGCTCCTGTAGAGGAGGCCGATGCTTTCCGACGTCTCATTAAAGGCGGCTGGACGCCTCGGGCAATCTCAGTGGCAACAGGGAAGTCTCTGCGGCTTGTTAAGGATCGGCTGACGCTGATTAGTGCCCACCCGGATGTGGCGAAGGCTGTCAAAGCTGGTAAGCTGTCAGTCGGGCTGGGTTTGGCCATTGCGAAGAAGGCCAAGGGGCAAGGTCGTAAGCAGAAGGGTCTTGTTAAGAAAGCTGCGAAGGGTAAGAAGGCTACTAAGAAAGTGGCCGCAGCACTTGGCAAGGCGTCGCTTAAGACCAAGCTGGAGAAACGTGCCGTGCAACTGCAAAATCGTTTGAACAAGTTGTTCGGTATAGTTAATAAGGGCCGCAAGCGGGCTGAGAAGGTGCCGAAGCAATTGAGCGCACAAGGCCCCTACTTCAGCAAGCACAAGAATAAGGAAGTTCGTATGGCCTACGTTGCAGGAGCCGCCTGGCTTATTGCAACAGAGCTGGCGACAGCAAGCGCACGGAAGACAACCAAGCGCGGTCGTACTGCAAAGGGCAAGCAGACGCGACAGGTCAGAGGAAGGTAACACACACTAGCTCCTAGGAGTGAGCGCGGGTGGCCGCCGCGTGTTTGATAAAATTAACTGGCCAAAGAATTCCAAGTGATCGCCCTCACGAGGAACAGGCGAACGCGGGCCTGGCTATCCCTAAGCGAACTATGCGTGACACTGGGAGAGACTAGACCAATTTTAAAGTGAGGGTAAAATGATAAATGTTAAAACCGAACTTGGAATCCTATCCGTATATAAAACCATTGACGGCGAGGCCAATTTATGGCACCAAGGAAATTGGTCAGTATTTGTTCGTACTGCTGGCTGTACTGTAGGCTGTCACTGGTGCGACACAAAATATTCTTGGAGTGCTAAAGGCGGAGCCCGCTTCCTACCTCCCGAACTGGTAGAGGTTGTGAAGCATGTAGGCGGCGGCATACATAAGGTGACACTGACAGGGGGGGAACCGCTAGAGCAGGACTGGGTTGGCCTGTACCTGTTTATAAAACTGCTGATCGAAGAGGACTATCTTATCACAGTAGAGACGGCCGGCACACAGGACACGATACAGTTTAGGAACGGCCTCGAAGACATGCTCTTATTCCGCCCGCCTTTCGGCATGCTGACATTCGTTGTAGATTGGAAATTGCCATCCTCGAAATTTAAAGGCAACATGGACCTCCAACATTTTAGTCATCTACAACATGGTGATGTTGTGAAGTTTGTCATTGACACTACCGAAGATTTTAATGAGGCCTGCAAGGTTGCTCGCCTTTTATATGACAAACGGACTTTTGGTGCCCGCATGTATTTTTCTCCGGCGCATGGCATGATGACGCCCGTGCGATTATTTAGGATGATGATTGTTGCAGGCATGCCTAACATTGGTGTGGGGATCAATTTGCAGATGCACAAGTATATCTGGCCGATCGACGTTAGGGCGGAAGAAAACTACGGGGTGGACTTTACAAAGCGAACGCTCGGCCGGGAGGAGTACCTTCGAAGGATAAGGGAAAGGGAAGGCGCATGAAAAAGAAAAACTTGCTGCTGGTAGATTTTAATAACCTTCTATACCGTTCCGTGTTTGCACACCAAGGCCTATCGCACAAGGGAAAGTTTACGGGCGGCGTGTACGGTTTTATAGACATGGTGTGCAGTACGGTTAACCGTTACAAGTGTGACAGGTTGGCCGTGTGTTTTGATAGCAAGCCCTATATCCGGTCCAAGTTTTACCCGGACTATAAGGCCGACAGGAAACAAGTACTGGAGGAGGATTCCGTAAAGCAACTGGCCATTAGTCGCAAACAAATAAACGAATTGCTCGCACGGTTTAAAATTCCATTGGCTAAGGCCCCAGGGCACGAGGCCGACGACTTGATCGGCGAGTTTTGTCGGTCCAGTAATAGCTACAAAAGTATTTTCATAATGTCCAATGACTCGGACTTGTATCAGCTATTGGACGGCCGCATATTCTTAGCAAAGACAGGCGGCCTGTATGGGCTCAATGATTTCAATAAGGACTGGCCCAAAATAACACCGCAGCTCTGGCCGAGGTGTGTGGCTTTGAAGGGCAGTCACAATGGTGTGCCGGGGATACACGGCGTGGGCGACAAGACAGCTTACCGGATGGTGGCACAAGGCGTGACAGACAAGGAGGTGTGGGTGAGGTGGAGGATGCGGCGCAAGGACATAGAAGTGAATACTGCCCTGGCAACGTTTCCCCTGCCCTTGGCATTGCAACCGCACCTGCCGCATGTAGTGCCAATCAACTACAATGCGAAGAAGATGGAGGAGGAGTGCGAACGTTATGGAATAAGATTTAGGGACGAATTCCATGATGCATTTATGAGACTGGCCACGTAATGGCCCGCCCCACCAAATTTACAGGAGCGTTACAGGAAAACATCCTGACGCTCTTGTGCTTCGACGCTGAGGCCGCACCAATAATCATTGCGGCAGTAGATACAGCATTATTTGAATCGGCCGTTTACAGGAATATAGCTGACCGGGCGATTGCTTATTTCCGAAAGTACAAGCAAGCGGCAGGCGAACACCTGCCCGACCTGCTCGAGGACTTCTTACAGTCGCACAAGCGGTCAGAGGTACGGATGTACTCGGAGGCCTTGCGGGATCTGTATAGCACAAGCAAGAGCATCAACCGCAAGTACATCCTGGATGAACTCGGCCGCTTCGTTAAAGGGCAATCGCTGAGGCAATCTATAACCTCTGCCGCTGAGGAACTACAGGCTGGGCATGCTGACATTGCAGAGCGGATACTGCTGGAGGGACTAAAGAAACGCCTGGTCGTATTTGAAAAAGGTCTCACTGTTTCGGAGGCCATAGAGGGTGTAGACCTGTACGAGTCGCAGGAGCATCTCATACGGACAGGAATAAAACCATTCGACGACGACGGCCTTTGTCCTTCTCCGGGTGAGCTGTTTACTGTTATGGCAGCACCGAACAGGGGCAAGACTTGGTGGTTGCAATCCATCGGGAAGTATGCGGCCTTGCAACGACAGCGGGTTCTGCACATAACATTGGAGATGAGCGAGCCGAAAGTGGCGCGGCGTTATGTCCAGTCATTCTTTTCGATGACTCGGCGGCCGGAGATATTTACTGTTCCGACAATAAAGAGAGACTCGAAGCAACGTTTCACCGGCCTCAGCTTTAAACGTTACCGCAGGCGGCCAAGCTTAGTAGATAAGAAAAGCCGATCCCGTTTAAAGAACCGGTCGAAAAACTTCGGCAACAAGTTTAAACGTATTTTGGTCAAACAGTTTCCGACTAATCAGTTAACCACAGACGGCTTGTACTCCTACCTCGAAATGTTAGAGCAGGAGGCGGCCTTCCAGCCTGAGCTTCTTATTGTCGATTACGCTGACCTAATGAAAATTGACGCTGCTAACCTGCGAGTAGATACTGGTCGAGTGTACAAGGATTTACGCGGCCTAGCAGTAGAAAAGAATCTTGCGGTCGTTACTGCATCGCAAAGCAACAGGCCAGGTGAGGACGCTAAGATCCTTACCATGAAACATTTCGCGGAGGATTACAGTAAGGCCGCAATTTCCGATAATATTATTTCCTACAATCAAACAAAAGATGAAAAAGAGATGGGGCTGGCTAGGCTGTTCGGAGTTAAGGCACGAGATGAGACAAGCGGCCAGACAGTTTTAATCACCCAAGCTTATTCCAGTGGGCAATTTGCCATCGATGCTGTGCGGTTAGGTGCCGCCCAAAAATATTGGGACGAAATTGAAACTAAGAAAAAGTCGTGACCGTATCTAAATCCGCCCTGGCCAGCTTCCTCAACAGGGAGTTAGATGATTTCACTTTCCTCAAACAGTGGCGCAGGAAGGACCTGCTTGACGAGCTGAGACGCTTGCCCGTACGGCCACGCATTACCTCACCATTTAAACACTGGCACCACCAACTGGTTGCCCTGTTGCTGTGCTGCCTGTTCGCGGGCTATCTGTTGTACCTGGACGTTGGCGCGGGCAAGACCCGGATCATGCTCGAAGCGTTCGCGTATCGGCGGAGACGAGGACAAGCACACACGATGCTGGCAGTAGCATTGAATGACACGAACGCCTATGTCTGGGAAGATGAGGCCCCTATACACGCGCCTCAGTTTCGGCTCAAGGTGCTAGTAGGCTCCGCAGTGGAGCGGTGGCGAGACTTTGAGGAATCGGACGCCCATGTATTCGTCATAAGCTACGCTGGCCTGCGAACAATGTGCTCAAAGAAAAACAAGCGCAAGGGCAGCAAGATGCTTATGGATCCGACAAAGGTCAAACGCTTGCTAAAGAAAATAGACTTTGTGGCGTATGACGAGATCCACAAGTGTAAGAATCCGAAGTCGCTGACCTACAAAATATGCAGGGCAATATCGAAGACGACACCATACAGGTATGGCTCAACAGGAACCGGGTTTGGCCGATACCCGGAAGACTTGTGGGCTCAGTTCTTGCTATGCGATAGAGGTGAGACGCTCGGCACTACACTCGGTCTGTTTAGGGAGGCCTACTTTGCAGAGTCGAAGGGATGGGGAGGCTGGCGTGTGTGGAAGTTTGACAATCGCACCAAGCCCGAGTTTCAAAAAGCACTACGACACCGCTCCATTTATTACCGCGACACGGAGATAGGTGACATGCCTAAGCGGCGTCGTAAGGTTGTGAGGATACGGCCGCCGATTGCATTGCAGGAGTATTACAACAAGGCACTGGAATCCTTGCAGCTTGCGACCAGGAATCGGGAACTCGAGAACAACTGGATTCGCTTGCGGATGATATGTTCCGGTTTTATTTCGTACAAGGACGAGGACAGTACCAAGGTACAAATAGAACTGCCAGAGAATCCGAAGCTGGAGGCCTTAGAAGCATTTGTCGAACAGGTGCCGCTAGACAGCAAGGGGATTATTGTCCACGAGTTTGTTTATAGCGGCCTGCTGATTGAAAAGAAGCTCGCAGAGATGGGGTATGAGTTTGTCTGCCTTAACGGTAGTGTTAAATCGGCCGACAAGAAAAAGAACTATAACAATTTTAGGAAGAAGCCTATGCCGCGGTTCCTGGTTATGAATTGGAGGTCGGGAGGCACCGGAGGGAACTACCAGGTATCTCCTCACATGCACTTCTACGAGACACCTGTCTCACCGATCGAGCGTAAGCAAGTGGAAGGCCGAATCCGGCGCCGTGACAGTAAGGCCAAGCGAGTTTATTACAGCGACAGTGTAATTAAGGGATCCGTGGAGGAGGATATACTCGGGTACCTCAAGGAAGGCCGCGACTTGTATTTGGACTTGATGGCATGGAGAGGGAGTGGCAAGCTTTTATGAACGTGATCGAAATATTAAATCGGTATAACATTGAGTACGTTGACCGAGGCAATAATGTAGCTAAGGGAAACGTTAACATTCAATGTCCGTGGTGCGGAGAGGCCGACCATTCTCAGCACCTGGGCATCAACTTGGAGACTGGAATGTGGGGATGTTGGAGAAACGTAAAACACCGCGGGAGAAAGCTGCACCGGCTCCTGTCGAAGCTGACTGGGCTGTCATCAGCAGAGGCTCGACGCGCGACGGGAGAGGGCGAACTGAGGGCAGTACAGCGGGGTGATATGGAGCGGGCAGTACAGGGGCTGACAGAGGGCCCTACAGCGCATGCAGACAGTACATACAAGGGCAGAATCCGCTTGCCGGACAAGTTTCGGGAAATATGCGCTCCGGGAGTGGATCCCTACCGGGCCGAAGCACGATTCCGAATGTACTTGCAGAAGGAGCGGGGCTTTCCAAAACACCATCATAAGAAATTGGCCAGACAGTATAACTTGCATTATTGTGTTAGCGGTCGCTTTGCCGATCGGTTAATAATTCCAATATATGAGGGCAGAGAATTGATGACATATCTCGGCCGATCCGTATATGCAGCCAGCGAGATGCGATACAAGGCCTTGGAGGAGGAGTATTCGGTCAAGCAAGTGAAGGATTGTTTGTACAATTACGACGCGGCAATGAAAGGCGGCTTGTCATTGTTTATAACGGAGGGTGTTTTCGACGCAATGAAGGTGGACTTTTATGGCCAGGCATTTGGTTCCCGTGCTGTGGCCTTGTTCAATATGAATGTGGAGGACTCGCAGCACGAATTATTCTACGAGTTGCGCGGAAAGTTTGATGAGTATATAATTTTCCTCGATGAGGGACAGGTGGCCGAGTCATTAAACATGCAATCGGCACTGTCCTATTTCGAGGACGTGAAGATTTGGTTTATCAAAAATGCGTGGGGAGTTAAAGACCCGGCCGACCTCACGCCGCAACAAGTTAGGAGATTGGATGGCCGATTATAGAGGAGCAAAGCCATGCACAGCAAATACGCTGGTAGGATGTTGGATGAGCATTTTAAATATGCTTACTACCTGGGTAGGTACCAGGTCGATCCATCAGAGGATGTTAAACCACACAAGTTCTATTACATCGGCCACGGCGATGCGTTCGGCGTAGCTATGGCCGAGTCCAGAGGGCGCGTGGGATATCAAATCTGGGGGATTAGTTGGGTTCGCGGCAGGTCCGCGAAGTTGGATAGGGCGATAGCCAATGCATTGAAAGGCAAGTTTATAAACTGCCGCCACAATGTGCAGGTTGACAACAGGGCGAATAAACATGGGACGCAATTCATCAAGCCAACGTGGGTACACGAAGCGGCGCCTGCTGCTAAGAAAGCGGCCAAACTCCCGCTCCGCAAGAAGACAGGCCGCCGCAGGAGGAAGCTACTCATATAGGCCGGAGTGGACGAGGGCCCTGGAAGGCTACACGGTTAGGATAATACACAGGAACTTGTGGCGCTTTAGTGATGTAATGTCATTCGATGATGCATACCAAGAGGCCTACGTCAAATTCCTAGAGCTGCGAATAAAGTATGAGAGTCACGTCGATTCCCCTAGGTGGTTTATGGCGCTGTATAAAACAGCTCTGGCCAACCGTATAACAGACTTTGCTAACCAGTCGAATAGATATCGGCGCCAGGTTTGCTTTACGGACTTAGGTGACACGATGGCTTTGGACGGTCAATTGGTGCCGTATCAGGAGCTCTTGCTAGGAGAGGAGGATACTGCTGGTCTATTCGAGCTCAAGCTTGAGGCAGCGCCAGCAGAGGTGCGGCAGGTGTTGACGTTCCTGGCTCACAGCCGCCCGGATATGTCCGAAGCTATAGCGGAGACGTGGATTGACAATGGTAAGAGGAAGGAAGATGGCAACCAGTTCTTGTGCAGGTTGTTAGGGTACGACCATCGCGAAGTCGATTTGGTCGAGAGGGTTATTGATTACTTAGAGGAAGAAATATGAGCCAAATAGTAGTGACAAAATGTATGACCACGGAAACGGCGCACCGCCTTTGTAATTATGCAGGCAAGTGTGCTCACATACACGGCCACAGCTATCGCTGGGAGGTGACAGCAGGCCTGGCTGGCGGTGGTATATCGGAGTTCAATGCCATATCGGTAGATTTTGTTGAGTTAAAGGAGGCCATGAGAAAGGTCATTTATGAGCCGTTCGATCATGCGCTTGTGCTGTGGCAGGACGACAACTTGGCCAGGGACGATCTTGTGCCGCGAGCGACAGACGGCAAGGTTCAAAAAGTTTTGATCCTTAATAATAACCCGACGGCAGAGGTGTTCGCTGAGTTTGCTGCCTACCATCTACAAAAGTTTTTCACGGAGATGGAGTGCGGTGAGGAGCCAGGCCTCGCAAGTCGGGACGACGCAGAAGGCACATGGATAGATATCCTATGTGTCAAAGTTTGGGAGACGGCCGATTCTTACGGTCAGTGGTCCAAAGGTAATGTATATGCAAGTGGAAGCAACCTGTCAAAACAAGCCAGGTAGGCCTGTATATATTTGTGTGGGGCGATACACGCCCAAATTCAACCAGTAGGAGAATGTAATATGGCAAGGCGAAGAAAGAAGTCTGACGTACAGACCATCGAGGAAGAAGTACTGGCCGCGGTGCCAAAGATCAAACGCAAGAAGAACTTGCGAGAAAATGCAGTAGAGAAGGAACAGTCTTTCTTGCTGCGGATTGTCAAAGCAATCGCACAGCTAGACGAGGAGGCCTGGGACGAATTGTCAGAGGAAGCGCAGGACTGGTATGACAATGCGGCCGAGGCTGTCAACGAGAGCGAAGACGTTCCAGAGTTTTCGGAGGCTGGTCAGGCTGACGAGGAAGAGGACGAGGAAGATGACGAGGAAGAGGAGGACGACGACGACGAGGAGGAAGACGAGGACGAGGACGAGGAGGAGGAAGAAGAGGACGACGACGACGAGGAAGACGATGAGGACGAGGACGAGGAGGATGACGACGAGGAAGAGGAAGACGAGGAAGAAGAGGAAGACGAGGATGACGAAGAGGAGGACGAAGAGGATGACGAGAGCCTCGAAGTAGAGGACCTGGAGAAAGGTGATTACGTTACAATCCAAACTGAGGATGACGAATTCACTGGCCTGGTCACCTCAATCAGTTCTCGCGGCGTCGTTACCTTAAAGCCTCTCGAAGGCGACAAGGTCAAAATCCGCGAGGCAGTCATGACGTGGATCAGCAAGGCCGCCGCGCCTCCGGAGAAGAAATCCCGTGGTCGCAGTCGTTCGCGAGGTGGCGAGAAGAAGATTCCAGTCGGCCAGTCAATCCGCGAGGTCATTTGTAAGTTCCCGACTCTCGCTGAGGAGAAGGTAGCTGCCAAGCTTAAGAAAGGCGGCATCGACGTTAACGCTTCCACCTTGCGAGTTGTCTATCGCGACACCCAAACGGTCATTGCTTTGTTAAAGGCCGAGGGGTGGAAGAAAGCCAAAAAGTAACAAGCTTGAATGAAGTTTAGTGGTGCCAACCTACCGCAGCCCGAGGCCCTAGTGGTCTCGGGTATTTTTTTTGGAGCGACGCATGATGCCTGATGAGAAAATTGATTTTAAAGAATTTACCGTCCGTCAATTGCTAAAGTGTATTGGTGACGATCCCGATCGGCCAGGGTTGAAGGATACGCCTGCCAGGGTAGTCAAAGCTTGGGACGAGTTGTTCGCCGGCTATAATATGGACCTGGCCAAACTTATAACAGTATTTGACGACCACGATGGCTATGACCAAATAGTTGTCTTGCGTAACATCGAATTCTTTTCCTTCTGCGAACATCACATGCTGCCGTTTATGGGCTATGGCCACGTCGCTTACCTGCCGGACGAGCGGGTGATTGGGATAAGCAAACTGGCGAGGATACTGGACGCCTGCTCGCGCCGGCTAACGATCCAGGAACGTATCGGCCAGAATGTAGTAGCAACGTTGGAGGAACATTTAAAGCCGCGAGGTGCCGCGTGTGTGCTGGTTGCTAGGCACACTTGCATGTCGTGTCGGGGAGTCAACAAGCAGGACAGTGAGATGGTGACGTCGAGCATTGCAGGCCTATTCAGGGAGCCGCAAGTTAAGACCGAACTGTTCTCATTGATAGGGGCGATTTAATGAAACGCTTAAAGGTGGCCTTGGATAGTGGTGCCTTCTCGCTGTACAACATGAAGTTCGCACCCAGCCGCAAAGGCATGGAAAGCGACAAGGACCTGGCCGATTACAAATATTACAAGACACCCGAGTTCAAAGAATACCTGGATGCCTATATCGAATACTGTCTTAAGCATGCGGCCAAGTTAGATATGTATGTGACGATGGACATTATCTACAATGCACCTGCCTCCCAGGAGGTACTGCATTACATGGAAGATTGCGGGCTGGAGCCGATGCCAGTATTCCACTATGGTGAGGACTGGTCCTACCTCGAGCACTACCTTGAGAATTATGAATACGTAGGGGTTGGCGGCCTGGGTCAGCGGACCTCAGTACAATCCTACATAACGTTCGGCGATGAGATTTTCAAACGTGTGTGCGACAAGCACGGTAGGCCTCGTAACAAGATGCACGGCTTCGCAATGACGTCTGTGCAGTTGATGAAAAGGTATCCCTGGTACAGTTCCGACAGTAGCACTTGGACAAGCTTATCCAGGAACGGGTGGGCACGGTTCCCTCGGCTAAAGAAGAACGGCGACTATGATTGGCTCCGCAAGCCTATCTCGTGGAGGTTTACAGAGAGGTCGCGCCATGCGCCTGTACATATTGACAAGCAATCGGAACTGTCGAAGATGTATATGGAAAAGTACCTGGCCGAGATGTTCCAATTTACAATAGAGGACGTGAGTACAGGTTACTTTGGCAGAGACGTTGTTAATGCTGGCCACACATTCTTGCTAGGCCAAGCATTGAAGAAGTACTACAAGGACAAGTGGGATTATGAAGAGGGTGCCAATATTTACATTGCGGGCCACCCCGGGTGCGGCATGTCTATCGGCGTGGTTAAACGTGAGATGACTTGGGCAGCCAGGCCGCTGCCTCCCGGCGAGCCGGTGAGGTATTTGGGATCCTACTTCTACCCCAAAGAGACCAACATATTATTTGAAGCAATGAAACCGTCGAAGAGGAGAAAACTAAAATGATATTCGACCGCGAAAAGATGTTGCAGGCACTGGACGTGGCCAAGCTTGCTGTAGACCAGCGTGAGTTTATTCCAATACTTGCTCACTTTTGTTTCCAGGGAAAGTCGGTAACGGCCTACAATGATTTTATAGGGATCCAGGTCGCCTTCTCAACCAACTTTGTCTGTGCGCTCCAGGCCAATATATTGTTGAGCCTTTTGAATAGCGTTGAATCGAAAGAAGTCGAGATTGGATTCACTGACCAAAAAGTGTATTTCAAATCTGGCAAGGTCCGAACAGGTGTGCGAGCCAGGCTGCCATACATGGAGGAGGAAGACTTCTTTTTCAAGTGGCCGAATTTAAAACGTTTGAGCACGTATAAACTATCGGAGGCACGGGCCCGCAGATTTTTTGACGGCATTGAGTTGTGCCTGTCCTCAGTAGGTGACCAAACGCCAGCGCAGATGGGAATAACATTGGGCCACAGAGATGATAAGCTGCGGATGTACAGTACAAACAACAAGGCCATAAGTACTTACAGCATGAAGGATTGGGGCGAAGGCTTCGATAACAAAATACTATCCACAGCCCTCTGCAAGGCCTTGTTGAAGGCGCGGGATGTTTACGGCGAGAAAGGTATAACGTTTTCTATGGCCGATGATTTTGTGCTTGTTGCTTTCGGCAATGAGTGCAAGATATATGGTAAGCTTGTAAACAACAAGGATCCGTTGGACTTTGAGAAAGTAATTGATACCTTTGTGCCAACCGAATACAAAAGAAAAAGACAGGAGATCGCTCCAGGCCTCGCTGATGGCTTCCAAAGAGCTCTGCTTATTCTGGCCGGGGATCTGTCCAAGCAAGTTACAGTGACACTCGATTTGAAAACTGTAACGGTTGAGGCCACTAGCCCGCTTGGAAAATTAAAATCGGGCGCTAAGTTTGCACACGAATGGGGGAGGGATAAGTTTTTGGTAGACACCGAACTCGCTGTTAAGGCTATACAGGGTTCTACTCATGTGTACTTTGGCAAGCAGGCCATTATCTTTTCCAAGGGAGCCTATATGCACTTGCTGGCAACACAGGCCGTAAGATAGATGAGTTTCTTTTATAACGAGGACGGGGCCAGCAAGAAAAAGAAGACTGGTGCTGACATGCCACTGGAGTTAATGCACGAGCACTCCTGCAAGGTTTGTCCGCGCAATAAGGATCGCAGGCTTACTACTCCAAAAATGGAGCCCACAGGTGCTGCCACTCGGAAAGCGGTTTATATGCTGGGGGAGGCGCCTGGGGAGACTGAGGACGTTCGAGGCCGACAGTTTGTAGGCAAGTCTGGAAAATATCTTCGGAACCAGATTCCTAAGAAGTGGCAGAAATTTGTTCGTTGGAATAACACGATAAGGTGTCGGCCTCCCAAAAACCGGAACCCGCTGCCACAAGAGATTGAGTGCTGTCGACCTTTGCAGCAAGCTGATATTGAAAAGCACAAGCCCACTGTGATAGTGCTGGTAGGCCTCGTGCCAACGAATTGGTTACTCGGCAGTTCCAAGCAAGGCATCTATGCATGGCGCGGTAGGTATATCCCTGTGAGAATAGGTCGCTGGACTTGCTGGGCCTATCCTATCCTGCATCCTGCAGGAGTGCTACGTCGTAGTGGCGGCAGTAAATACAAGTCCGAAACTGAAAAGATTTTTGAAAGAGATTTGAAGGTCCTGTTTAAAGCATTAGACAAAGGCCTCCCTAATCCGATAGTAATTGAAAAAAATTATTCGCAGGGCATCAGTTGGATTAAGAAGGGCGACAAGTTTGACATCCATACTGTACAAAAAACCTTACATAAGATGGCCAAGGAGAAAATTTGCTCGGTAGATATAGAAACAAAAAATCTTCGGCCATACAAAACGGACTCGAAGATTTTGTCCTGCTCTATAACAACTAAGAAACACGGCACCTTTGCCTTTATCCTTGCGCGAAAAGACTTTTGGCAGACAGAGGCCTTGCAGGAGGAAGCTTTCGAATTACTGCGAGAGTTTATTGCCACTAGCGGCATAAAGGTTTGCCACAATACAAAGTTCGAGCAGGAGTGGTTCGCATTTGTTTTCGGCATCGAGCTCGTGCTGGATACAAAGTGGGCTGACACAATGGCACAGGCCTATGCTTTGGACAGTAGGAAAGGCATGCTGAACTTGGACGTCTTAATACGCCTGTATTTCGGATTTTATCTTAAGTCCTTAACCGACGTTGATACTAGGAAGGATTTGGAGACGGCATACACGGTTGATGAACTGCTAGAGTACAACGGCCTGGATACAAAGTGGACATTGAAACTGTATTATGCCCTGCGGGCTAAGGTCCATCGGGAGAAGCTTACACGGGTGGTTAAAGAACGTGTTCGCGCTGGTGCCTGTATTGTCGGCGCCCAGCTATTAGGAGTGCCTGTAAACAAGCAGACAGCCTCCAAGCTTGAGCGCAAGCTGAAGCGGGCCATACACCAACAGATTAGGAGAGGCCGCAAGACTCGCCCGTGGCAGAGGTTTGTTAAGAAGGTTGGTCGGGATCCTAACCCAGATAGCCACAAAGACATGGTAGAGCTGTTTGACAAGATCATGCATGTGCAGGAATGTAGGACGGCCTCGGGAGGAGTAACAACTAAGGACGAAGTCCTATCAAAACTATCGCCCAAAAAGTATCCGGTGGCGCCTGTCATATTAAAATGCCGCAGCCTTAATACCATAAAGGGTACATTCGTGGATCCGCTTATCACACTGGTATATCCAGACGGCCGCCTGCACACTTCTTACGGACATCTATTTACATTCTCCGGCAGATTGAACAGTGAGGATCCTAACCTGCAGAACTGGCCGAATCATAGCTATTGGAAAATTATTCGGTCGATAATAGAAGAGGCAGGCCTTTACATTGTAAGCTTTGACTATGGACAGATTGAGGCTCGGGTGATTGCTATGGCCTCGCAGGACGATACCTTTGTGCAGATGCTGTGGGATGAGTATGACGTACACATGGAGTGGGCCCAGCGCATTTATGACGAATACCACGGCTGCCTACGTACTATGGGAATAGAAGGTCGCTTCCGCGATAAGGATGTGGCCAAGCAATACAGGCAGGAGGTAAAGAATAAGTGGGTCTTCCCGTTGTTCTTCGGAGCGAGTGCGTATTCGGCAGCAGGCAACCTCAATCTGCCGATGGATGTGGCCAACTATTTGTACAGCGAATTTTGGTCGGTGTTTGAAGGCATACATGAATGGCAGAAGGAATTGGTAAGCAAGTACGACCGGCGAGGCTATGTGGAGACGCTTACAGGCCGCCGCAGATATGCCCCGTGTAGCTACAATGAACAAATCAACCATCCAATACAGGGCACGGCCTCCGATATAGTTATAGATGCCTCAATTCGTTTGCAGGATAAGGGTATCCCGTTCAATTTGAACGTGCATGATGACCTAACATTTATAATGCCTTCGGATAAGAAAAGGATTAGGACTATTGCTCGGGAGATGTGCCGGCCTACTTTCGACTTTGTTAATGTGCCGCTTGTTATTGAGGTGAAGTTAGGGCCGAACTGGCATGACCAATCGCCAGTAGGAGATTACAGTAGCAATAAAACGTTCAACCATCACTAGGAAGTTAAATGGCCAAGAAAAAACGCAGAATTCTGGATCCCTATCATGTGCGCTATCGCCCTCAGACGCTCGGGGACGTGATAGGGCAGCCTAGTGCAGTAGCAGCACTGAAAAACCTGCTACAGGGGCAGACAATCCCGCATGCGTACCTATTCACGGGCCCCTCCGGGGTGGGGAAGACGACCCTCGCCCGGATATTGGGAAAACCCGATTATCTCACCGTGCTGTCACAGAACGTCCTCGAAATTGACGCGGCCACCTATAGCGGCATCGATGACATGCGGGAAATAAAGCGCCATGTTGAAACTCCGTCCTTCGGCGGCAACACAAAGAAGCTTCTTATCATTGATGAGTGCCATTCCCTGTCGAAGAATGCCTGGCAAAGTTGGCTAAAGATAATTGAGGAGCCGCCCGAGCATCTTTACATCGCATTCTGCACGACTGAGGCGGCCAAGGTACCGAAGACAATCAAAACTCGGTGCCACACGTTTAATCTGCAATCGGTAAACATTAAAGAGATCCAGCAGTTACTCGATGAAGTTTTGTTTGCAGAGCAGGCCGGTTCTAAGTTGTCAGAATCCAGCTTGCGAGCAATCGCAAACAAGGCGGATGGCAGCGTTCGCCAGGCGCTTGTATATCTAAGCATGTGCAGCGGCGTTAAGGACAAGGCCGATGTATTAAGGATATTGGAAGAGGCCGACGAGGAGGGAGATGTTCCGATACAGATATGTCGTGCCATTGTCAGTAACAAACCGTTTTGGACGGTCCTACAAATGATAAAGGAATTGGAGACCGACAATGTGGAAGGAGTAAGGATCCTTACGGTCAATTACACGGCCAAAGTTTTGCTAGGGATAAAGAAAGGCGCGGACAAAAAGAAGGCAGGATGGTTACTGGAGATATTGGAGGAACTATCGGAGCCCTTTAATCCGTCGCTAAAGAAGGCGCCGTTGATATTGGCGGCCGGGAGGTTATTATTTTGATGGCAAAGCAAGCAAACCAACACACATCGTCACAGGAGCAGATTAAAGCTTGTCTGACAGATTGGGAGGAGGAGACTAACAGGGTGGCCAGATTATATAAACCACTCGTTGATCATTTGATGAAATTCGGCCACCAATTAGATCAAGTAGGTATCCCAAAGAAAGACAGGGCGGTCAGTTTGGATGTAGAAGATTGGCCAAAACAATATGAGGCCGACATCAAGCGGTGTGGGGGATTCGAGATTAGATGGCGAGGTGGCAATGGATAAACAACTGCTATTCTACGAACGCTCTTTGCGAATAGACAAGGAGAAGCTGGATGACGAGGTGGCCGACCTGCCAGGTATATTTTATACAGTGTCGGATCATTACTTGGAGGCCTTAAAAGCATCGAAGCGTCTGCAAGAGAGGATGGATCGGCAGTTCGCAAGCTTGGCCTCTGCATTACGGTCAGCAGCACAAGAGGAGCATGGTGCAAGGGGAGTGACAGAGACACAGATAAAGCAGGAGGTCGCATTGCACCCGCAGTACAGGAAGATGAAGGCCAGGCATACACAGGCACAATACGTACAGGACAGATGGCAGATATTGAAGGAGGCCTACATACAAAAGAGCTTCGCATTGAAAGGCCTTGTATCGCTGGCTGTCAGTGAGCAATTTCAATCACCGCACTCAACTAAGAAAAGGCGGTAAACCAGGAGAAGTAAGATGGTAAAGAAACGAAGACGGAAAGGTAGGGATCGAGACGAGGAGCGCCGGCCACGGCGTGGCAAGAAGGAAGGAAGGGGCCGTAAGCGTAAAGGCTTCAAGTACGAGCGCCGTAGCGCGAAGAAGTGGAAGGAACGTGCCGAACAGTCTGGCTATTCTCGCCGCAGCATGTTCGTGGACGAAATTAAACTGTACCGGGTAAAGGATGGCGACAACCTTATTCGCATTCTGCCGCCCACGTTTGATGACGCCGACCACTATGGCTTTGAGGTGTTCGTGCATTACGGCATCGGGCCAGATAACGACGCCTTCCTCGATCTCAATAAGATGCAAAACGAGGCCGATCCGATTGTGGAGGAACGTTCGCGGGCATTGAAGGACAACGACAAGGACTATGCTGACAAGCTGACGTCGCGCAAGCGGGTTCTTGTGTACATTATCGACAGGGATGACGAGGCCGCAGGTTTGCAGTTGTGGTCCATGCCTTGGACGCTAGACGCCGACATAACGACGTTGGCAGTTGACAAGCGTTCAGGTGAGGTCCTCGATATCGATGATCCAGAGGGTGGCTACGATGTTGAGTTTACCAAAACAGGTACCGGGATAAACACGAAGTATGTTGGCGTGGCCATAGCCCGGAAGCCCAGCCCGCTTGACGACGATGCTGCACTGGAAGAGGCTATCGAGAGGCCGTTGCCAGAGTGCCTCAAATACTATGAGTATGACGAAATACAAAAGGTATTTGATGCAGGCGGCGGCGCTTATGACGATGATGACGACGAGGACGAGGAAGAAGCGCCACGTCGTCGCGGCAAGAAGGACAAGGCCAAAGGCGGCCGGAAACGTCGCAAGTATGATGAGGACGAGGAGGACGAGGAGGAAGAAGAGGACGAGGACGAACCGGACCTCCCTACTTGGGACGAAGTAATGGAAATGGATTTCGACGAGCTGGCCGATGTTATCGACGACAACGAGCTCGACATTGACACCGATGGCGTAGACGAGGACGAGGAAGACGAGCTCGACGACCTCCGTACTGAGGTAGCCGAAGAGCTAGGCCTCAAGAAGCCGAAGAAGCGCAAGCCTACGAAAAAGGAGAAGGGCAAGCTTCGCAAGCGGGGTCGTAGGAGATGACACTTCCAACACGAGGCAAGAAACGAAAGAGAACATCGGCCGCCGATTATTTCATTGCAAATAAGAAGCTGACCTTTTTTAGTAGTGGATGCGCCTTGTTGGACATGGCCCTGGGTGGAGGATACGCCCAGGGTCGCGTCATCAATGTTGTGGGGGATAAGAGCACTGGCAAAACGTTATTGGCTATTGAGGCCTGTGCGAACTTTGCTCTTATGTTCCCCACGGGCATTATCCGCTACAAGGAAGCCGAGGCCGCGTTTGATAAAGGCTATGCTGAGATTTTAGGCATGCCACTGTCGCGCGTTGAGTTTGAGGAAGACTTCGATACGGTTGAGGAATTGGAAAAGGATGTCAAGGCCTTTTGTGAAAGGATTAAGAAAAAACGAGTCCCGGGTCTTTACATCGTAGACAGTTTGGATGCATTGAGTGACAAGGCCGAACTAGATAGAGATATAGACAAAGGCTCGTACGGTACTAGCAAGGCCAGGCTTATGTCGGAGTTCTTCCGGCGTAATAAGCGCACTCTAACACGCGCCAAAGTTACCTTAATGATCATTTCGCAAGTCCGCGACAAAATCAACGCAACGTTCGGTAGGAAGTGGACAAGGAGCGGCGGCCGTGCAATGGACTTCTATGCTTCGCAGGTATTGTACTTGGCCGAGATTAAGAAGCTCTATAAAACTGTCCGTGGTGTGAAGCGAGCGCACGGTGTGGTAATACGCGCGAAGATAACTAAGAACAAGGTAGGCATCCCATTCCGGGAGGTCGACTTCAGTTTGATATTCGGGTACGGTATTGACGACGTACTGGCCTCACTCGATTGGCTGAAATCAATTAAGGCTTTGAGGAAGGTTAGCCTACCTGCATCCTGCCGCCCAGCACAGGAAGCTAAGAAGATAAAAGAGATGCCGCGCAAGCGTCGTCTTAAGCGCATGTGGGCAATAAGGGCGGCTGTGAAAGAGGCCTGGACTGAGATAGAGTTGGACTTCCTACCCAAAGAGCGCAAGTATTGAAAACTGCACACGATGGGGAGTGGGTGAAAACTTCTATGCTGTCTACTAAATTTAAAGTCTGGCCGTATTGCGAGATTTGTGGACGTGGAACGGCTGGCGCGGTTTGGCACAGTATAGAAACCGGAAAGACTCGATGTTTAAAATGTTTCACTCCTAAGATCCTGCAATGATTTTATCCATCGATCCCGGCAACTCAGGCGGCCTTGCTTTCCTCGGGACGCGGGACTCAGCCCTGCTTGCGCTGTATTCCATGCCCCTGCGGGATTCCCTGTCAGCAGGGCACACACGCCATTTCGTGGATGGGGTGCGGGTAGCACAGCTGATACGGGCTCATCAGCCCGTCTGCGCGGTTGTCGAGCGTGTCAGCAGCCGTCCGGGGCAGGGTGTCGCGGGGGTTTTCGCGTTTGGGCGTGGTATCGGGGTTTTGGAGGGTGTGCTGCAAGCTTGCGATATCCCGATCACTTATGTGGCACCGCAAGTATGGAAGAGGCACCACGGCCTAATTAAGCAGGGCAAGGATAAATCGCTTGCAATGGCTCGGCAGCTATATCCCGATGCGGAACTGCATTTGGTGAAGCATGAGGGTAGAGCGGAGGCCATACTTATTGGATTATATAAAATTGAACAATGGAGGGCGTTATGGGAATAAGTTTTGCTAGGCATGTGAAAGAGATGGACAGGTTAAAGAAATTTCACAATAAGGAGAAGGCGGTCCTCTTCTCCGTTCTTAAGCAGGCCAGGGAGAAGCTCGAGGTTTACCGCGACCACTCGAGCGGGGAATATCACGGTGGCATTGAACATACCGCGTTAATCCGAAATATAAATCAGGCGTTAACTATTGTGCCGCCGCCAGTATTCCACAAACCTAAGCCGCTCGATCCATATTATTTACATCGGCCAATACAGGAGGAACTATGTTTGAGGTATTTCGAATGAAAGCAAGACTGCCGCACAAAAAACGTCGGTTCGCTTTTAACTATGCCGACAAGTCCAAACCAGTTGTCTTTATCGACGCCACAAGCTTAGGTAAGGCCTGGATCGAGTTTCGTAGGCACCACGAGATGCATGCGAAGAAGAAAGACTTTATTGTGCTGGGGTAGACCATGTTACTGATTAGCGATTTACATTTGACAGACAATGAGGCCGATAAGTATCGGTGGCAGATATTTCCGTGGGCGGCCGAGTACTTTCGGAACACCAAGGACAAGAATTTGATAATACTGGGCGACCTCACGGATGCTAAGGATCACCACTCGGCCACGCTTGTTAATGGCATTGTGAGTTCCTTGCTGAACTTGCGCGACTTAGGCATGGAAATCTTTATTCTCAAAGGCAACCACGATTATATTGATCCAGACCTGCCGTACTTCGGTTTCTTAAATGGGTACGAGTATATCAACTACATCACGCGGCCGAAGAATTTTCTAATACAAGGCCTTGTTTGTCAGTTCTTGCCACATACTAGGGATCCAAGGGAAGATTGGAAAAAGCAAAAGGCACCGCATGCGGCTCTCACATTCATGCACCAATCGGTCATCGGCAGTGTTACTTCAAACGGGTATGAAATGACAGAGGGTTTGCCTCCAAGCTACTTTAAACGTTTCCCTGGCCAAGTATTTTCGGGAGATATACACGTACCACAAGTGATAGGGCCGGTGACCTATGTTGGGGCGCCTTACAGTGTACGCTTCAACGACAATTTCCGTGGCCGTGCCATAGAAATTAGCCCTTCAATGGTATCAGGCGACGATATAATGTGCCAGGCGTGGTACCCGGAAATACCTGGCCGCTGTACATTGGATATTAACTCGGTTGATGCTATTGACGCACCCGAAGGGTACCAAGTAAAGGTGAGGGTGCATATTGCAGACTACGGGGATTGGCCAACGTTTATGAATGATGTAATTGCTAAATGTAAATTAGACCACCTCGATTTGAGGTCAGTGCAGCTAGTTGTGGAAGGCAAGCTGCCGCTGAGAAAAAGAAAGAAGAATTATGACGTACTGCCTCCCGAACAGATTGTCAAACGTTTCGGCAAGCGTAAAGGCCTCAGTACGAAGAAGATAAACGTCGGCCAAAAGATAGTGCTGCCTATGCTGTTAATGATGTTAGGGTGCGCTCCTGAGGAGCCTCCCCCTCGGCCTCCTGATGTCTATTTAGGAGACGGTACGCCTTGTTGGTATGTACACGAGTTAGGCTATCCAAATAGCTTGCGGCTTGGCGAGGTGAAATGTGATCCTACACACAAGGATAAGGACAAAAGGCCACACCTTTGAGACTCCGCAAGATAGAATTTGAAGGCATCCGGGCATTCGCCGATAAGACCACGTTTCGTTTTGGTGCCGTCGATGGTCTGTATTTCCTGCAGGGAGGCGACAACGAGCAGGATCCCGCGTTAGGATCCAACGGGGTAGGTAAATCGACAGTATGGTCAATACTGTGCTGGATACTGTTCGGCAAAACTGCTGACGGCCTACGTGCCGGCGACTTGAAGTCGTGGCAATCCAGTAAGAAGGGCTATTACGGCAAGCTGTGGTTCGGCCGCAGTGTCGTGGAGCGTAGCTGGCAGCCAAATAAGCTTACGTTAGATGGTGAGGTTGTAGAGCAGGCCGTGTTAGAGGATAAGATAGGGATTAACTTTGACACGTTCATTACCACCGTATTGATCTCACAAGGGGAGCCAATGTTCTTCGATTTGTCGGCCGTACGAAAGCTGGCAATATTTACGTCGCTCTTGCAGCTAGATGAGTGGATGGAATACAGTGACAAGGCCAAAGTTCTTGCTGGTAGTATGGCAGCCGATATCAGTCATAAGGAGATCGGCATAAGCCGGGTGGAAGGACAACTAGATGGCCTGGATATTGTTACATTGAAGGAAAAGAAGGAGAACTTTAAATCCGAGCGATACAATGAAATGACCACCCTCCAGATGCAGTTACAGGACATGGAGGAAAACTACAAACCGATGGTTAATCGCCTGGCCAAGGCCAAGCGATTTAGGAAAACACTAGCGGACAAACAACAGGCACTCAATGATAATATTGACTCGGTCAAAAATAAGCTCACAACGACAAAGAACGATAAGATGCAGCCAAAGACCGAGTGGCTTGTGGCCAACAGTAAGGCAACGGAATTGGAAGGTCGAATAATACATCTACAAAAGCACAAGCGTCAAAAGTGTTTGGCATGCGGCCAGAAAATATCGGCTGCGGTGGCAAAGAAACAAATAGCAGGATTACGAGAGACCATCCATACACTTCAGTATGACAATGGTGCCAGGAGCTCAACTTTAAGGAAGCTGGACAAGCAGATTAAAGGCCTCGACAAAGAACTGAATATCCTGGTCTATGATTATCGGAAGGTGGTGCGCCGCCAACGCAAGATTGAAGGGGAATATGAAGTTCTGCAGGAGGACTGTGCCAATGTTAAATCGGCCTTAAAAGTGCTTAGGGAAAAGGTTAAGTTAATATATGCCAAAACCAATCCCTATGCGTCTATGTTGGCAGACAAATTAGAACAAGAGAAGGCCCTGTTAAAACGGTTGGATACTCGTAAGAGAGGCAAGGCCAAATTAGAGGGGAAGAAAGACCTCGCCGAGTACTGGATTAAAGGGTTCAAAGACGTTCGCTTGTATTTGATACACGAGGCCTTAGAGCAGTTGGAGATCGAAACAAATAAGGCGTTGGGCGAGCTAGGATTTAGCAGCGAGTGGCAGATAAAGTATGCGGTGGAGCGTGTAAGCAAGGCAGGCCGATCTATGTCCGGGTTCAACGTGCTAGTCAAAAGTCCTTACAGCAGGAAACAGGTGCCGTTTGCAGCATGGAGCGGTGGCGAGAAGCAACGGTTGAAGATAGCGGGCTCAATGGGGTTCATGTCGCTTGTGTCAGCCCGTACAGGGCTAGATCTCGGATTAGAGGTATATGACGAGCCCACCCAGCATTTGAGCCCTCAGGGGATAGACAGCCTGCTTGAGGCGCTGCGATTGAGGGCCCTCGAAATGGGTAAGCGTATATGGCTAGTGGACCACCACACGTTGGACTATGGTGACTTCACTTCTACGGCCGTTGTAAGCAAGGCCGCCGACGGAAGGAGTAGTGTATGGGAGAGTTAATGTCCGCGCATGATGAACTGTTAAGGTGGAGCAAGGCCAACCTAAGAAAGTCTCAGCAGGGCAGATTAAATTGGCACGTCACGCAACTTATACGGGAGGTAAATGACGCCTCGGAATTGGCGCTAATGAGAGGGCGCCATCGACATTTAGGTGAGATGCATATGCTACTTTCCGACCTGCTTTCTGCCCTCTCATTATGCCACCGTCCAATACAGCGGGAGGCAGCTTACAGCATAGTTAAGGACTCATTGAACAGGTACCTCGGAATAGAGTTGCCACCGCTTCCTGCCAAGCGGCCTCGCAGAAAGTTGTTGCCGCATGCGTAAAAACGGCTCTGTAATAGCTGTCCTGCCCATCCAGGAGAGTTTACGACGTGTCAAGGAAACCGGCAAAGGTCCGCCGCAAGAAGAAGAAAGTTTCGACAAAGAAGCGGCCACCACGTCGTCGCACAAAGAAGAAGGCGCGCCGAAAGGTCGTGCTTCCTACACGGGCACTTGCTCGCCCGAAGAAGCTTACCGACAAGCTTATCGAAGAGTGCTGCGAGCTAGTATTGGAAGGCCTGCCTATTATGCGGGTCTGCGATTATTTAGGCATTTCAAATGCTACCTACTACGACTGGAAGGATCGGGGAGAACGTTACCTAAACCAGCAATACAGCGACGCAGGACCTCAATATCCCGAGGACGAATCCTATGCTGTATTCGTCCAGGCCGTTGTACGTTCGAAAGCCGAATGGCAGTTGGCAATTTTACGACGTAGCTTCGGCAGCCTAAATAAAGCGACATGGATAAGGGATATGACAATGATGGAACGCCGCGACAGGGCTCATTGGGGACGTTCAGAGACAATATCCCACGTGGCACAGGCACCACTTCCCGACGAAGCCTACCTCTAGTATTTAAAACACTCCCCTCCGTATATTTAAGCATGCAGGATGGCCTGTATGTAGGCCTCCACTCATCGCGGGGTTTTACCAATGACATCGTTACGTAAAGAAGACCGGGAAATAGTCAAGCAAATTGACTTAATTGAACAACAGCACGGGGAACTGTGCCGCGAGTTTGCCGAGCTCAAAGGAGCCTTCGAAAAACTGCGGCAAAAGAAGCGCGAAATAGTAAAACAAATAGACAATATGCTGACCACCATTGAGGAGAAACATAATGAGCAGTGATGTAAGGGAAACTATGGATCCAACGTTGTATGTTGAATCCCTCGGCCTGGAAAATGTGTACCTAGCTGATGCAGGAGATCAGTGTTTGATCCTGCCTGACATAGCAGCCTGCTTCAAAGACTGTGAAATAGTATGTTTGCCTTATCCTTGTCCGGTATTGGCCGAGCATCTTGTGGAAGCTGGTAAGGCAATACGGCCTGGGGAAATATCGGCAGGTGCTGATGGTGTATATTGGGGCACACCTACAGTCGTTAACAACCAAGCACTCTTTGAGGGATGTCTTCAACATACTGAGGATGTCGAGATGTGGACAAAGGAGTTTGAGCGCACGACATCCAAACGTTGGGCCGAGGCCGCGCAAGCTTTCGGGTTTAAGACCATTGTCACAGGGCTAGGCACAGGGGATATATCCTGCGCGGAGCGGCTCCAGGATATGGGAGGCGGCCACGTTGTCTCACATAAGATGTTTGACGAGTTTGAAGATTGGGTATTGATGCGGAGGCTGTAATGCCCTATCCAACAAAGGCATTAGGTATCCCGTACATAGGCAACAAGTGGGCCCATATGAATATGTTCTCAGCGGCCTTGCCTGCTGGGGATCCTAAACGCAATCAATATTTGGATTTAACATTCGGTTGTGGTATTTGTAGTGTATTCATGTACGAGCTTGGATGCCGTACTTTCATAGCCAATGACGCCAGTCCCTATCCACGTTTGATCGCTAAGGCCCTGTTGGGAAATAATGCCAAGCCGTTAGCCAGCGAAGAAATACTGGATCGCGTGCATGCAGGATACAAAAGAGGATGGACGGCAGATAATGTTACCACCTCGGCAATACGACGGAGGACAGCCTGTACGATTGATGCAATGTGCGCGGCCAATCAGGATAGTCCTCTGATGCTTGTGTCAATTGCGGCCGTATTATCCAACGGGGCCATGTCGGACTTTAGATATGGCACGACTAAGCACTGGTCCGCTGATGATTTTAGGATGTTGGTAATAAAGAAGGCCGCCCGCCTAAATATGCGGATTGGCAAAGGATGCTCAACACGTATTACAACAAAGGACTATTTGAACATTGATGAGGACCTGGCCTCATTAAAGGGTTTCATTTGTTACTTAGATCCAGCGTGGCCTGCACAGCCAGAAGCAGGTAGAAAGCACATAGGCAATGACAAGGTCTATGGCTTCTATGCACAAAAGCTGATGTCAGTACTGAAGCAAGAAGATATGCCAATGCCTGCCGAGTACAGTGTCACCTTGGACGAGTGCTATGAGGGCATGAGGAGGACTATTGAGCTTCTGCGGGAGGAGAATACAGTTCTTATCGCATACCAATCCAGGCCAGATGTTGTAGACGAGGTCAAAAACGAATTACTAGGCGGCCTGAGCTATAATGAGTTTGAAGAACAACGTAAGCAGGGAACCAAACTTTGGGAATATCTTTGGAGAATAATATGAGCAATCCGAATAATAAGACATGCTACGTCACGTGGAGTGGTGGCATCGACAGTACAGGCGTCATCGGCTGCCTGTTAGAGGCAGGGTGGTTTGTTTATCCTGTCACACTGCTCTTCGGGCCCTTGGGTTATCGACAGCGGGAGAAGAAGGCCAGGGATGCCTTATCGGAGAGGTTTGAAATGCAGTATCCCGAACAGTGGTTTGACGTAATGGAATATGACGGGGCATTCCTGGAGAACTTTGCAGCTGATGGAGTAGAGGCCAAACGTCGCAACAAGAACATCCTGGACTTTATGATGGCCAAGCATGTGATAGCGAATGACGGCTATTACCTCGGCATGGGAGAGTACATCGGCGCCGATACATGGGCTGTTAAGGATCACGTTGGCGCACATGACGCTGACGCTCGGTACCTGGCGGCCTACTTGCTGTATGAGTACGGGTTGAGTTATAGGCTAATGACATTGGCCGACTTTGGGGAGTCCAGGTATAAGTCCGACCGCGTCAACCTGCTTGTCGGGAGCATTGGGCCTGATGCTGCATTGCTGACGTCAAACTGTATGGACAGTCTGCCAACACGACATTGTGGCATGTGCTACAAGTGCATCGAGCGCAATGTGGCCTTCGAAATGGTATTGGGGGAAGGTTGTGATACCACCCAGTATGCTGTAGATCCGAAAAAGGTTTCGTACTATGGTCAATATCAAAAACAAATGCATGGCGCGGCAGTAGACCTGCCATGGAACCGAGTTAACACACAAGCTGTAGGAGGAGTGGTATAATGGCAATGATCCAATCCGAGGCCTTATCCTCAGAGGAATTGGCTAAAATAGAGGACGAGTGGTCGGACAGTACTGTGGTCAAAAGCTTGCTTGGCCATATTCAGTATCTCACCGATGCAATAATACGACAGCAGGGAGAGCAGAAGGGAGAGGACCGTGGAAGTTGAAGATGTACGGAAAGCGAAGGCCGAGTTAGAAGGTTTACTACTCGAACGCATACAACGATTCGAACGGCGCACCGATTTGGCCGTGACACAGGTTGATTTAATATTGACGAATATGATAGGCCTCCAAAGATCACAAGTTGCTGCGGTGCAGATAAAAGTAGAATTGTGAAACACGTTTCCGTAACGTTGACCTATGTGACCTCGAGCCTTGCGGCCATAGCATTTGAACAGCCGGAAAGCTTTGGAATATTTTGGCTGCCAAAATCACAAATACAAAACCACGTGACCTTTAATGCTGCTGATTATGGCAACGGCGATTTGATAGAGGTAGAAATACCAGTTTGGTTAGCAGAGAGGCACGGACTGGATCCATACTGCGAGGAGATAGAAGAATAATGCTGTCAACAACTATGGAAACATACACAGGCAAGAAGGTAGACCTGGCCAAACCCGATCCAGCTACCATTAACATTGACGACATTGCATGGCACTTGGCCAGGATACCACGGTTTCTGGGAGCGACAAGGAGTGACAATGTTTATAACGTTGCACAGCACTCAGTCCTAGTGTTGAACAGGGTTAGACAGCAGAATCCAGATGCTAATATCTGCCTGCTTATAACGGCATTACTGCACGATGCACATGAGGCCTACATTGGGGATATTGAAAGGCCAGTAGGACAACTGTTGGACCTAGCGCAACCGATACGGAGACTGAAAGACAGAGTACAGAACGCAATACACCTCGGGCTGTTAAGAGAACATCGCTTTGAGGGCAAGAAGTTTGCAGCGTACATAGGATCAGCAGTGCGAGAAGCTGACAATTGGGCTGGCACGTATGAGGCCTATCATTTAATGCATAGCAGAGGCAAATGGTATGGCAATCCGAGTATGTTGGATGAAGAATTCATTATGCGAAATTTTATTGTGTGGGCCCCTGCACAGGCGCAAGCCAGTTTCTTAAATCACTATAGGGATTTGACGTCCTAGCTGTTTAGCAGTAACGCTGGCAGCCACCATTGTAAGTTTACCAATCCAGGTGTTATAAACCTGCTGACCATTAGTTGCGACCTGGTAAAGGAGAAACAGTAATGAATTTACAGAATGGGAAGTACTACACAACGGCAGATGGAACAGTAGTGAAGGCACAAACGGAGGCCGATGGATACCTGCATTGCTATAACGCACAGGGCAGTGAAGTGACCAAGGTAAAATCCGACGGGCATGTAGAGGGATGGCGCCCAGTAGGCAGGGCAGAGTATATGAAAGCACGTAACAAAGTGAAAGCAATACCGAAAGAGGGCAAGTTAAAGGCCTCAGCAAAGACAAAGGTCGTAACGACCGAAAAGAATGTGGCAAAGAAGGCCGAAAAGAAGTAGCCAAAAGGGGGAGGACAAATGAATGAGTAAATGGCGCGAAATCAAATACTATGAAAAGGGTACGCCCACGAAGACTGTGAAGAGGTTGAGGCGGCGGCATTTATTTGAGGTCGTAAGCATGTACAGATATAACAGCCCTTGTGGTCAATCTGTATGTTTTGCACAGTTGAGTGAAGGCCCAACAGAAGCACAGAAATGTGCAAATTGTTTGAAGGCTATAAGGGCCAGAAAGACTACGCCAAAGCTAAGGAGGTCAAAAGGATAATGACTAGGTGGAGGAGGTGTAAATGGTCCGAGGGAGGAGGGGAAATCGCAACCTCCCGCCAGAGGGAAAGAAAAAAGGACAGTCAAATTGGCCATAGCTGTCAGGCCATCCGTGTTGGAATGTGGCTGGCAGCGGGCCCCAGCGACGCTGAGGGTATCGACCTCCCCCGCCCAAGCGCCGCTGGGTTTTATTTGTTATGAGGCCGTGGGCATATGGTAGCCTTTATCGGGGATCGTTAAATGGCTTTGCGTCCTTAAGGCGCCTAAGTGCTTGCGGCCTCTCTCATGCCAACCGAGGATAAGATATGACAACTATAGCGTATAGAGAGGGGATCCTAGCGGTCGATCGACAAATGGCCCATGGACATTATGTGCGGCCTGTCGATTGTAAGCTGCATGTGATACACACAAGCTTCTCCGTGGATTATGCGATTGCCTTTGCTGGCACCATATCTATGGGCCTAGCATTTGTACAATGGATGGAAGCTGGCAGGGTAGAGGGTGAGTTTCCAATAAAGGTTATTGACCGTGAGCGAGGCTTCCATGCATTGGCCGTACAGCGGGTAGCAGCAGGACCGCCCTCCTGTCAATACTACGGCAACGACCTTATCGCCATATCTGAGGACGATGCTCCGTATGCGGCCCAGGGAGCAGGGGACGAATTCGCATTGGGTGCAATGTGGATGGGTGCCTCGGCAGTGCAAGCCGTACAGGCGGCCAATGCCCACTGTTCCTGGTCAGATTACGGCGTAATGTACGTTGACTTGACAGGCGACTTTTTGATCCACAGGTTGGAGGAGAATGGCGGGCTGGAAGGCTAGGCATGCATACAGAACTGGTCTACATACCTCGGTCAGGTATAAAGTGCTTATGGAAGGCGAAGGTCGCCGATCCCGCATACCTGGCGAGATGTGGTGCTTGCGTTGCTGTGGCTTCGGCATTGATCGGGCCAAGGTAGATACTGTGCTGTGCCTAATGCCACAATTTTATGATTGCGAGGCCTGTAATGGTACAGGTCGGAGGATAGTAGAATGACAATGGACCAAAGAGATTACCCGTATAGGCGTATGGGCTGTGGATTGATTATTGCTTGCTGGCTTGTGCTACTTGCGCTGGCTTTATTGCTTCCGTACGAGTCTGAGGCCGCGCCTGTCAACTTGTCCTGGGTCAATGCCACGTTGAACGAGGACGGTACCGATATTCCCTCGACCGGGGATGGTGCATTGGCGTCAACTACGATTGAATACGCGGCATGCATTGACGGGGCATTGTCCGAGCCGCGAATACCGAAGCTTGTCTTGCCTACCGAAACTGCCACGACCATTCACATAGCTACGCCTGGCGATTGGTGCTTTGAGGCCCTACATACGACAGAGGCTGGTACGGCGTCGGATTATTCGAACATGGTAATGAAGACAGTCCTGGATGGCCTGTTCGTGACCGATCCAGCAGTGTTTACGATTGTCAAACAACCAGGTATGTTCTTCCTTGTCCACATTGGTACAATCCCGATTGGTACGGAGTGCGACTCAGGCCAGCATGTCAATGACCATAATGTAGTACCGATCGATTTGGTGCAATGGACAATAGAGGACCACCCGGATACCGTAGTGGTGGTTGCGAGGTGTGAGTGATGAATTGGTGGGAAAGGTTTATAGCTTGGCTGAAGAAGATATTCGGCATTAGGATAGATCGGCCAGGTCCAGTAACGAACGTGACAGTGGAGATAAGACAATGAAGGATCTAACTATACGATGGACATTGCCTACAGTCCGCGAAAGCGGCCAGCCCTTGGCCCTGGCGGAGATTGGCGGTACGGAGGTTGCGATTAGTGCTGACGGAGGCCTCAACTTTACAGTGTTGACCCGTCTGCCGAATACCGACACCGAACATTTGGTGCCAGAGCTGGAGGAAGGCTATTGGGTATTCCGCCTGGTTTGCTTTGACGTGGATAACCGCGAGTCCTTGCCAGTAGAGGAAGGCTGGGACGGTTCCCCGCCAGGCATCATATCCGAAGTGATTATAACGGCATCTTGACATGGCACAGGTTGCTGACATAGCCGAGGCCAGGGCTAAAGCTGGCCCGAAAGTCTTTTCCTGCGGTAAGTGCCAGGAACAGGGCGCGATGATAATGAAGGACGGTCACATCCTGTGTGGTGCCAACGAGTGCCATGCTAGGATGGCGGCTGATTGGTATGTGCCTACCAACCCGAAGTCGATAGCCAAGCACATGCGGCCAATGTCTAAAGTGGTCGAGGGGACGGTCCGTTATTACTGCGCCTACTGCGGATATGGCTTCTTTCACATGCAGGCCGATCAATCGTTCACCTGTTACAACAAGGGATGTAGGAAGGCCCCGTTGTTTAGGTGGCATTGGCACGAATCAGGAGGCCGCGTGTTATGAATAAGGTCAATGACAAAGTATCCCCGTCTCACCAAGGCATGCGGATGGTAGGCGACGCAATAGCAAGCAAGCTGCCGCCCGGATGCCACTTTGTGTTGATTGTTTATGACGATGCCAACGTGGTAGGTAGGACGGTGTCGTTTGTGGCCTCCGAAAGCACGGAAATGGCGGTGGCTAGAATGAGAGAGTTTGTCGACCAACTAGGAGACTGAAATGAAGATCAATAAATTCCGAGGGGCCTTATACATAGCAAGCTGGATTCCGGTTGGTATTGTCAACATTGTGCTATGGATCCTGGGCGTGCCGATTGTCGCATGGTACGCCCGCGATGCTATGGACACCTGGCCACGTTGGACATGGATATGGCAAAACGACGGGGACGCCTCTGACCCTAAGCTTGGCGCATCCGGACATGATGTGCCGTGGTGGTATTACAAGAAGTACGGCCCCGAAGGGGAGGGCTGGAGCCCGTGGCGCCTACGCTTCGCATATATGGCCATCCGCAATCCTGTCAATAACCACCGGTTCTTGTTTGAGGATGTGACGTCCTGGCGTGTATCCGGAGATGCACGGGCCTTTGATACAGAGGGCTCCGATTTGGTGCGGCTTGGCATACACTCGGCGGCAGGCTGGCGTTATACAGGTTGGATTGCTGGGTTCAAGCGTACATGGTTAAACAGCTCTTCCAAATATTCCGAGTTCTATATCGGCTGGAAGGTGGGCAGTGGTGTACCAGGCCTCGGCTTCACATTCCAGCTTCGATTGAAGCGCGATTTCATCAGCCCAGTGTAGGAGACCAATATGGATTGGAAAAAGATACTGGAAGTGACTAAACTAGCAGCGGCCTGGACGAAAATTAAGTCTTGGTGGGTGGTGGCAGCTAAGTTCTTGCCATTTAATAACCCACCTGTCGCTGTGGCGTTGATTGTTGGCCTGATACTAGGCTTTGTCAGCATGCGGGCCTGCGAGGGTGCCGAGACCATGCTGGAAGGAGGTGCCGCAGTACTAAGCGGCGAATACTCCGAGGCACAGTACCTGGTATTGGAGGAACGGTTTGTCGAAGGCCGATATGGCATCGGTCTAATTATAATTGGCGACCAAATATGCAAGTGCCGGGAAGGCGACGTCTTTGTTGAGACCAATATGGGTGCCTACGTAACTCGCAACGTATTTTGGAAGAGGTTAGAAATAGGCATCGGCCTTATGAAGTGGCAAAACACGAATCGTGCCCTTAGCAAGGACTTCACGTTCCATCTAACTGTGGCCATAAACTTATGGCGAGAATTAGACCTACGCTTTGGGCATGATTCCAACGCCGGCACCGGGTCGCCCAATGTAGGCCAGGATACAATTGGCCTTAGCTGGAGATTTCAATGAGACCATTACCATTTAAAGAAAGCAACAAGACATTGACCAAACCAGAGGGCATGACCGATAAGCAATGCGGCACCCTGCCTATCCACCAACATGATGAATTTTGTATCAGTTGTTGGGGGGGTGGTTGGCGAGACAGACTGCGGTTCTTGCTTACTGGCCAGGTATGGTTGTGGGTATGGTCCGGTCAAACACAACCACCAGTTAAGGTCACATCTGAGAGCCCTTTTTAGTGGTTAAATTTTGGCGCCAAGAGGATCCCATCCTCAATGAGGAAGGGCTGCCGCTACAAGGCGGCATGTGGGAGCATCAGCGACAGTGGTGGAGCATGCCAAACTTCATAAAGGCCATGGTCGCGGGTTATGGTTCGGGTAAAACGTTCATCGGCGCCAAGCGGGCCATAGCCCTTGCTCTCCTTAACAAAGGCGAACCGCATTTTTGGGTGAGCCCTAGTTACAAAATAGCCAAGCGCACGGTGGTACCGACATTGGTCGAGTTACTGGAAGGCAAGAAGACCTTTGACTCCTCCTTCAAATACCATTACAACAAGTCGGACGCCGAATTCAAAATAAACCACCGCGGTCGCAAGGGTGTTATATGGCTAGGCAGTGGTGAGGAGCCAAACAGCCTCAAAGGGCCGAACATAGGCTCGGCCACAATCGATGAACCGTTTATACAGGACAAGGAAGTGTTTGACCAGATGCTGGCGCGTGTCAGATCGCCGAAAGCACGGCATAGGGAGATCGGTTTGCTCGGTACGCCTGAACAGCTGAATTGGGGATACGACATATGCGAGGGAGACGACCGTGACCGCTACGACATTGGCGTTATGCATGTGGCAACGGCAGAGAACAAAGCTCTGCCCCAACACTACGTGGACACCTTGTTAAGGGGCTATACCAAAAAGATGCAGGAGGCCTTCCTCCAAGGTTTATTTGTCAACCTGTCCAAGGGTGCCATTTATTACGGTTTTTCCAAAGAACGTAACGTAATGGAACTGCCTGACCCAGGTCACGAGCTTGAAGTTGGGATGGACTTCAATGTTGACCCCATGGCGGCCATTGTATTCTGGCGTCATGCCCAGCACGTTCACATAGTGACCGAGATTGAGATTGAAAATGCCGACACGGAGTATATGTGCGCCATTTTGGAGCAGGATAATCGACATAACCAGTCCAGGGAATTTCTGCGCGGCCAAGTAAAGAATTTTTTGTACAAGGACAAGACCCGCCGAGTGCAGACCGTATTCCCAGATGCTAGTGGTAGAAGCAGGCATACATCAGCGGCTGGAGGTATATCCGACTTTTCGATAATCAGAGGGCCGAGTAATAACAGGTTCCAGCTTATATCGAAGGCCGCCAACCCGAAGATACGCGATCGCGAGAATGCAGTTAACGGTAAGCTGAATCCAGTTAGGGGTAGGCCAACGTTGACCGTCGATCCCCGCTGCAAGAAAATCATTCAGTACATGCTGTCATACACACACGAGCTGCGACTCAAACAGAAGCAGATGTCACACTTGCTGGATGCCATGGGCTATCCATTGGCCTACCTGTTTCCAGTTAATAAACCGAAGATTGTAATTTCTGAGATCCACGGAGCATAAGGAGAACTACCATGCCAGCAGTAAATACACGGCACCACATCTACGAGAAGCTTATTCCAAGGTGGCAGATGGTGCGGGACGCGGTGGAGGGCGAGTATGCGGTTAAAGCGGCCGGTACCACTTACCTACCGAAACTAACAGGACAGGACGACACGGCCTTCACGGCGTATAAGATGCGCGCCCTGTTCTTCGAAGCTACTAGGCGCACATTGAACGGGCTAGTAGGAATGGTCACGAGGAAAGCGCCTGGCATTGAAGCCAAGCAGACTTCTCTGGACGGGTTCCTGCAGACAATAACTAAGGATGGCCAATCCCTAAACGCATTGGCATCCATTGTAATGCGCGAAACCCTCATGCTCAATAAGTACGGCCTGCTCGCTGACTTGCCGCCTGTAATAACGGTTGATGCGGAGCCATGGTTGATAGGCTATACAGCAGAGACCATGATCAACTGGAAGTTCGGCCTGGACGAGGATGGGCGCAAGGTTTTACATCGCATGGTGTTGGAGGAGGACTACGACCAGATAGATCCGGAGGACCGCTTTAAGGTTGACAAGAAGAAGCAATGGCGGGTCCTGGAAATACTGCCACGCGAGTTGGTAGAGATTGACAACATGGGCAAGCCGGATGTGGTTATGCCTGTACAGCCTGCCGGCACGGCTTTTATCTATCGGGTGCAAGTATGGCGCCTTAAAAAGGACTCTCTGATACGAACTGACGCGGCCGGTGCTAGTGCGGAAGAGTTTTTCCTGTTTGAGGAATTCTTCCCGGCCTTCCAAGGCAACGCAATGACGGCAATACCATTTGTCATTGTTACTGCTGAAGATGAGGACAAGGAAGACCAAAAGCCGCCGCTAGAAGGCTTGGCCTCAGTCAATATGTCACACTATCGCTCGAGCGCGGACCTGGAGCATGGCAGACACTTTACAGCACTGCCCACACCGTATGTCATCGGCCTGTCGGAACAGCAAGAACTGACAATTGGCAGCAGCAAGGCGTGGATGATTACTGGCGCCAGCAAGAACGAGGTTGAGGTGGGCATGCTGGAGTTTACAGGCTCGGGCTTGGAGGCGCTTGAGAATGCCATGGAAGAGAAACAATCACAAATGGCCATCCTCGGTGCGCGACTCTTAGAAGAATCTAAGAAGGCGAGCGAAGCGTTTGAAACACACCAACTGAGGGCAGCAGGTGAGCACAGCATACTGGCCTCAGTGACTACTGGCGTGAGTGAGGGAATAAACGAGGCCTTGTTGATAATATTCGAGTGGGATCCTAGCCTAGGCGAGATGTCCATACAGTTGAACACGGACTTTATCGTTATCGGCATGGATCCGCAGATGCTTACGTCTATGGTGGCCGCTTTGCAGGGTGGCCGTATGTCGTTTAAGACGTTCTTCTTCAACATGCAGCAACGCGGCATGTATCCCGATGGTTATACCGAAGAGGACGAGCTGGCACAGATCGAAGTTGATAACGTGGCCAACCAGGAAGAGGAGCCGGATGACCTGGGCGGCGGTGAGGAAGAAGAAGAGGAAGAAGAAGAGGAAGAGTAAATGGCCTTCAATGACATTGTATCGGATGCCTTAGTCCGGCACGACATCGACCTGCTAAGGTTCGACGCTAAACTGCGGCGACAAGTACTCGGCCGCCTGCGTACAATGCAGGAGGGCATAACTGCACAGCTGGCCAACGTAAGTTTCGCCAACGTTGCTAGGCGGTCGCGGCTTGAGTCGCTGTT